CCAAGCATTACCGTCTAATTCATTTTGTTCATAGTTTTCTGCGAAGCCATATTTATTATCTAAATCTTCTCCACTATGAACATTCATTGAAGGGCTTTTGCCTGGACCTGGATCAATAGCTGCAGGCCCAGTAACTCCAGATGGTCCATTAAGTCTACCTTCAGTAGATAATTCATCTATTTTAGAAGCATCATCACCATCACCATAATTGTAATATTGCTTAGGCATTAATGGTGGGAATTTTGTTGTGAATGATTCTTGGTTATCATCAAACTGTTGTTGTGTAATTTCATCCCATTTCATGAATGAATTACCTTGCCACTTAACAGAGCTAGGGCCTACAGTATATTGTGAAATTTTAACGAACAGCCTGTCTGCTTTTTTGTACTCGCCTGATTTGTCAAGTTCAAAAGATCTTTTCAGAAACTGTTCGATAATTTTATTATTCATACTTCAATTTTATGAGAAAAATTATTATTTTCCTGCTAATTCTTTTTCTACAAATTTTAAAGCGCTATCAATTGTCATATCCATATCGTAATATTTATAATCACCCAGTCTCCCAGCAAAAACTACATTGGGTTCATTTTGATCTGCATAATCTTTATATTTTAAATACAGCTCATTGTTCGCTTGATCGTTGATTGGATAAAATCTTTCATCATGGATTTTTTTATCAAATTGAAAAGATGTTTCTATTGACACGTAATCTCTTTCAGACTTACTAAAATTAAAATGTTTATGTTGTATTATTCTGGTCCAAAATACTTTTTCAGATGGATAATTTACTATTGCTGTGCCTTGAAAATCACCCTTTAATATTTGCTCAAAATGACTTAATGTTCTATATTCTAAATCACCAAATATATAATCGAAATATGAATCAATAGGGCCAGTATAAATAATTTTTTTGGCAATATTTTTATAATTATGCTTTTCATTCAAATAATCAACATTTAATACAACTTCAATATCTTCAAGTAATGATTCAAAGATAGCAGTGTATCCATTGACAGGTATTCCTTCATATATGTGAGATTCATGATAATATCTATCATTAAAATCAAATCTAATAGGTATTCTTTTTGCTATGTCTGCTGATAAATTTTTTGGATCTTTTCCCCATTGTTTTTTAGTGTAGCCTTTAAAAAACATTTCATATAAAGTCTTGCCCATATTAGCTAAACAATATTGTTCAAAATTTTTAGGATTAGGATATTTAACAGTATCTTTAGAAATTATTTCTTTTGCTTTTGCCGGACTGTTAGCTTCAGGCCATATTTGACACATTGTTGTTAGATTGATAGGTAAAGAATATATTTTATTATCTATGTTTGCTTTTGATCTTAATGAAAAATTATTAAAAGAAGTAAATTGATTTATATAATCCCAAACGTGTTTTTTATTGGTGTGAAAAATATGAGGACCATATTTATGTATATGGTAGTCTTCAAATGGCTCTGAATAGCAATTGCCACCAATATGATTTCTTTTTTCTAATACTAATACTTTTTTCCCACTTTTATTAGCTTCAAAAGCAAAAATGGAGCCGAATAATCCGGCTCCAATTATTAAATAATCATATTGCATAAATTATTTATACGCTAAACGGTGATGGAGAAAACCTTCCAATTTCATTTTGTCCTGGATATAAATCTTCAACACCCGCAGCTTCTTGATTTTGTAAATTATTTCTTGTATACATATCAAGCGGAGAAACTTCACGAAAATTTGCTTCCAATGATTTAAAAGGGTTAATCTTCTTCACCATAGGAGCAATCTCGCTTCTTGGATGAACATTAGGTAGAGTTTCTTTATATTGATTATTTAAAACGGTTTCTTCGTTGTATGCTCCATCATCATTTACATAACCTCTATTAACACCAGCGCCACCTTTTAAAAAATCTTCAACATCTTCCATATTTATCATTGGCTTAACTGAACCAGAAGGATAAGTTTGATATCTAACTTTATAAGCTTCATTTTCCTCGTCAGCGGTATCTTTATTGCCATCAATAAAGCTGCTCATTTCATTTGGTCTCGAAATTTCGTAGTTAGAAATAACCTTTTTTTCATTTTTATTTTTTGAAGTGTGAATTCTTGTGGGTTGAATTAATTCTGGTATATCATCTTCGTATTGAAAATAATTTTTCTTAGGATCATCATTATATAATCTGCGTTTTTTAAGTTGCTCTTCCATTGTAGTTACATGCTCTGTTTTGGGTTGAAAATATTTGTTTATATATTCCACGCTATTCTTTTCCAAACTATCAGCATGTTCTTCCAATGACTTTTTATATTTATGTAATTCTGCTCTGAATTTCGCTCTCAATCTTTCATTTGGATCTAAAATATAATTTTTAGTTTCTTCTGAATATTGATGCTGTGGCGTTAATCTTGTCTCTATATTTCTATCAGATACATCTTGATCCATATGAATTCTAGAAAGCATAGACTCTAAAGTTTTATCATCTTTCCATGGAACATTGATATCATTAGCAGTGCCTGGGTTGCCACCTCTACCAATTGGACTAGCACCAGGAGAAAACGGAGATCCTTGATATCCGCCACCAACACCACCAAATTGAGCAGTTTTAATATTTTTTGAAGACATATTTTTCTTTTCTGATAAGCTGTTATCTAAACCTTCCACCCATATTCATAAGTCTAGATTGAGGTAATTTCTTAACAATAATGCTTGTAAGACATTCATAAGAAACAGCAGCTATAGCATCGCAAATATCATCTTTATAACCAGATAAAGCTTTGATGTAAAATCTGTTACCTTTCCAAATTTTCTGTAAAAATAAAAATTGAGTTTTTGCTTCTTGTATTTCATTTAAGTTTTGGAGTTGACTATTTAAATCCATATAAAGCCCGCCTGATAAATCATAAATATCAATTCTGTCTTCTCTTATTAGCTGAGATAATTCAGTATAAATTTTTTCTTTATATTCTTTGTTGAATTGCCTTTCTACGGTATTGATACCATGAGATTGCAGTTTGATAATTGATGATTGGGAATGCCATTGATCAAAACTAACTTGTTTAAATCGAAATCTTTGGTGTAAATCAATAACATAATCTTCAACTTCTCTTTCAGACACAGGCTGATTTTTAGTTTTAGGATTCCAAAAATGTATATGATCAATTATCACTCTTTTCATTGGAAGCTTATCTGGACCATATTTCCCATGAATATTTTCAGTATGAGCAACTACTAAGGCATAATAATCTGATGTGCGAGCTGGGTCCAAATGGCAATAATAATCCATCATTCCAGTACCCTTTTCAGATCTATTTACCATTGACATACTAGAAAACATTCTGTCAATGGAATCTTGGGTAAACATAGGATCGGATGAAGATGCTCCAAATTCCGCCCCATATTGCATAGTATGTTCAACTGGATTCTTTTTCTTTTGATCATCTAACCAAGCTTTATCAATATTGGGATTTGTTAGCCAAGTAGGAAGTCTCATCACAAGAGTTGATGGGTCGTCTTGCCTATTCTCGTGTAGATCAAAAAGTAAACCAATAGGGCCTTTAGGGTTAGATAGCATCATCATTTTGCCATCTTTACCAAACGTAGCTAAAGATGGCTTTAACTCATCATATAAAGCATAATCTACACCTGATTCCGGGTTGTCACCAGCCATAGCGGCAACCTCATCCATAATAATACACCAGCAGGTTAAACCAACAAGGCCTGATGCATTACTAGAACCACATCTTAAGACTAAACTACCAGCAAAAAGATTTAAACCTTTTTCGTTTCTTCTTTCGTTTTCAATTCTGTCATGATCAGAATAAAAACGCATTTCTAGTTCAGTATCTTTTCCAATATAAGGTCCAAAAAACGGAGAGGCTAGAACTGTCTGTTTAATTTTAGAGAAAATAGCTTTTTTTGCTTGCTCTTCATTTCTAGCAACATTTAATAAAACAATTTCATCAAATTCCATCAAACCATATCTTGCTTGAGGATGTCCCATAGAAATCAAACGGTACAATTCATAAAGTGCCATAGCTGAAACAAGGAATGATTTTCCAGAACGTCTACCAAGCACTAAAACTAATTCTTGAAATTTATATCTCTTTGAACATTTTTCTGTAACTTGCATCCTTAATTTCGGATCAAATTCATCAGAATACAATAAATCTTTTTCTGATTCAAAATTGTCAAGAATTGGTCTTTCTTCTAATTCTTTTACTTGTCTTTCAGAATCTGGGTTTGTTGCCTCATCTTTAGCTTGTAAATATCTTTCAGTTTTGATTTCATTTTTCTGTCTTTTACACTGTAAGCAAGGAGAGTTAACAATAGAGAATATTGTTTTAAATTGTCTATTTTCTTTTCTAGCTTTATAAAAAGATTCTTCATTTGTATGTATGTATTCCCAAACACAGCCTTTACAATCTATATCATTATCAACATCATTAATTTCTAAATTTGTATTACCTTCCTGACCCATGTAAAAACATTTCAAAATTAATTTTTGCCATGGATAAGGCTTTAGATTACAAAAATACGGATGTTCAATAAAAGTGACAATATCAACAATTTGGTCTGGATTGAACCTAGATTTATCAGGTACAGAAGGAGGAGCAACTTCACTTCTTACACTAGGAGCAATTTCATCCAAAAATTCTGCTGCATATCCTTGTTCTTTAAAATAATCAGTTATTACACTTGCTTGTTGTAACATCTGACTTTTAAGTTCATTTTGTTGCAGCTTTGCTGTATTAGGTTTTCTCATTTATTTACTGCATTGAACATATATCCATTGAGTATGAATATAATCGTCATAAGATTTTTCAATTTTATATGTAATATTTTTAAAGCCAATTTTAGTAAGATCGGAAATAATTTGTTCTGGAGAAGTGACTCTTACATCATATTCACCATTAGATCCGATAGCGTCATAAATATTATCGTAATAATTTGCCACTTTTAAATTTACAGGAACAGTGAGTGTTCCTGTTCTCATCACGCAGAAAAATTTATCAGGATAATTTCTTTCATGAATATTTGAGCCGTAACCCATTTGGAATGTAAAAACACCATCATTTTTCATAGTTCTATAAACTTCTTGCATAAGTTTATATCTAAGCTCATA